GAAGGCATCATACTGCAATGAGGCGATTTGGGGACTAGGAAATTGTTGAAATTCAATGAAACGATTGCGAGTCTGTTCACCAACGGCCTTGAACAAAACTAGGTCATTACCTGCACTAGGATAACGGTTAGTAAGAGGGGGGGTGTTTACCTGTAATCGCATCTCTGTAGGTATGACTTGATAGGGGGATAGGACTACTTCCACAATAGGCCTGTTTTCACCAGCAGCAGTAACTAAAGGCAATGCGTCTTGAAACAAATCTGTCTGGACTAGACGATGCCTAAAGCCTTCTTTCAAATTGATTTTTTTTGTGAAGATAGCAAGCCCATTTATGTCGGTTTGAACTATCTCTTGCTCTATGGTTGTCTTGATGAATTGTTGTGCCATTACTTCTTCCCTCCTGCTTGCTTGTGTGCTGCCTTAACGGCTGCCTTGAATCCACCTTTCTTCCACTTACCATTCTTGAGTTTGTGCTTGGGTGCAATAGCCTTGAACGCCTTTTTGTATCTACGTTGATAGGCAGTAGTTTTCTTTCGCTTCTTTGGTGCGACTACAGATTCTTCAATTGCTGCTGCTTGAGCCTCGCCCATTGCTACATCCTGAACATTCCCACCTGTAGGAACAATAGTTTCTCCTGCACGAATGTATATCTGTAGACTAGGAGATCTGCTAAGCAAGTATGCTTCGTGTGCAGGTATAGCAATCATAGGGTAAGGCATTACTGTTACAGAGTCTGCTAGACGATTAAATGGGTCTAGCATAATCAATCCCTTTGCTACTGTCTTTGCTGTATCATAGACCTTATCTGCCGCATGAGCGATAGCAGGGACTTTGCTATGGTAAGGCAAAGAAATATCTGGAAGAGAGTCAATCTTATCCAACGCTTCTTTCTTAGTTCTTTTAGGCATCTAAAAACCTCCTTAGAGGTCTTGGCCTTGAGTTAGCATCTGGGTCAAATCTCGTTGTGTGATAGACTTAGGTTCGGCAATAATCATGATGTCTACTTCTAGAGTCTTGTTCTGATGACGTTCCATGTTAGTAGCGCATACACCAACCAATAGGTCAGTAACAACATCATATCCATCTGGATGTAGGTCGGGTGTGCCATAGTGGTTAGAACGGTTGTCTTGGTATGAAGCGGTGTCTGTAGCAGGTGCGATAGTAACCGAGTCAAAAGTAGACTGATATTCTAGGATAGAGATAACGTTAGGGCTACCAATTCCTACATCATTTGCGTTCTCGTATGCGGTTGTTGTAGTGAATAATTTGAGGTATGACTCTTGGTCATTGACTCCTGCACCCAAAACAAGCAATGCTTCATTGAAAACACCTGTAATTTCGTTTGGGTCTCGCACTTGATAGCGGATTTCTTTGATTGCTAGACCGTCTTTCTTTACGATATTTACATAATCTGATAAGTCAATTCTTCCATAAACTAGGGTTGTTGAACCGCTACCATTTACATCAAATTGAAGTCTGTCTCTGAGGATAACATCTCTGCTTGATTTAGCCATACTACTCATTGGTGTTTTTGACTACTTAAGTTTGGACTTTTCTTGTCAGTTTTAGTGGAACTTCATATAGGTCATAACAGGATATATTGGATATGTCGGAAATACAGGAAATACTGATTGCGTTAGATGAAAAAGGATTGAATGATGAACAAATAATGGAGATTGCAGGAATAAAAGACAAAGACTCTCTGAACCGTTGGTATGGTGGGGGAAAATGTAGAAACAAAACTCTCATGAAATTGAGAGCACATCTACAACGATTACAGCCTGTCTCAGAAACTTGCCCATACGGCGTTCCTACGGAAGAGATGTTTACTCATGCCATCAGATTGCGATTGAATGCCATAGAAGCCCTCTCAACGGGCGTATCTGGGTGGAATGGCACATTGAACTTCCCAGAGTCTGTAGACACCAAAGAATACCGTCAATTGAAGCATCAATATGAATTGTTATTGAAGCACAAGAATTACTACGAAATCGGGCATACAAAAGTTAGTAGAAAGTCGGGAATGAGATCTCATAAAACTTTGACAACCGAGATGAAAATACGGATTGTTGCAGAGTATCATGACGACAAAACAATCCGTGAGCACTTTCAGAATCTGTGAGCAGGTTTGAACGTTCTGAAAGGTGCTTGAATCAATTTGCTTGGAATGTCAAATTGATGAATCTGGTCGTGAAGTTTGGCAGGTCGGTTCACTTGGTTACGAACTGCACCTGCTGTCCACTTACGGCCTGTTGCAGTAGGAATACGCCATCCATTGAGGTTGGATGCAATCTTGTTGGCAGTTAGATTTCCATATTGTTCAATCATCCATTGTCGGACTGCATATTCATGCCAATTAGGTCGCATTAGAATCAACATCCCAACATCCTTGCCTTGTGTGATGTTACGCTTGCCAGAATCGTATTCTTCCCATCCAAATACGGCGTGAGAAGTTTTCTGGCAGGATTCTTGCTTGTGTTGCATTCCACCACTTGTTCGTTCTGCTCTTGACTCGTTCTCGCCTTCGGAAATCATCAACATCATGTGCCAGAATTGACGGCCAGAAGATAGGTTGGTTGGAACTGCACAATCGGTTGTCATAATCTTGACCGATGGATATTTCTTGCTCATCAAATCCAACCATGTTGCACCTGCTGAAACCTTACGGAAGAATCGGTCTACTTTGAAACCGAATACATGGTCAATCTTGCCCGACTCAATATCTGTCATCAATCGGCTCCCTTCTGGTCGTTCAACGAATGATGGATATTTCTTGGCACTAACTCCTTCGTCAATATACAGTTCACAATCGTCTAAATTGAAGCCTTGATACATCAAGAAAGACTGCAACATTGTCTTTTGAGATTTGACGTCTTGGTCGTCAGTAGAACATCTCAGATAGACTGCAACATTGCTGTGTTTCTTCTGTTCTGAGGACATACCACATAGCATTGTGTTATGACCTATTTGAAGTTCCACACTTGTTGTGAACATCTCGTTATTCTGCATTTGATTTGGGCGTAGTATGCGTTCCGACATGAACAATGGCTACCCATTTACCTTTATCTACCCTTTGATGAACAATCAGAGCATCCTGAGATTGCCCGTATCGGTGTATTTTGTCGGTGGCCATTGGTCTCTAATTGCACCAGAAACCAAACCTTCCGATAGATTCAATCTGAGCCAATCTGGAATCTGTCCGAATCCAGCAGTATCTTCACCGAATGCCTCATTGAATCCACTCATAGAACGTGCTGATGCAACCATTGAACGAATCGTTCCCGTTGATTGCATCTCTTCTTCATCACGATTACTCATTGGAAGGAAGAATCCACCCTCCTTTGTGCTTGTGAGCATCCGTTCTGGTCTGATGCCCCCATATCGCCACATTGGGAAAGTATTGCCCTTGAGAGTCGCTTTGCTAACCAGAAGTCCGTTGGAAGCCATTTCAACGCACATTCCTTCTTGCACTTCTCTCATAATGCCTATACCTGCCTCTACAGAATCCACTTTTTTGTTGTCTAACATCATGTAAAACGATAGAGCCAAATTCTGGTATTGTGTAGATGCTTCACCATGAAATGCCACATTGACATAGACATGATTTGTATAGAAGGCATCATACTGCAATGAGGCGATTTGGGGACTAGGAAATTGTTGAAATTCAATGAAACGATTGCGAGTCTGTTCACCAACGGCCTTGAACAAAACTAGGTCATTACCTGCACTAGGATAACGGTTAGTAAGAGGGGG